TAATCCCCGCTATCAAATCACGCTGTGTGCAGTTTAGATTCAAGCCCTACAATCAAAACCAAGTGCGCGCGTATGCACAACTCTTACTTTCGACGCAAGGTTTGAGTTCGACCGATAGCCCCGACGCACTGCATTCACACTATGGTGGTGACCTTCGCGCTATTGGCAATCACATCATGAGTGGTCGCAAATTATCCGATTCACAAACCAACTTTGATTCACTTGCTCTCGACATCGCCGCTGGCGATTGGGAGTCAACTCACCGAACTATGCTTGAGATGGTTCGGGAAGGCGTGTCACTACATATGGTGATGCGCAAAATCCACGAACATGTGAAATCCGTAGGGATGAGTTCACAAAGTTTATATGCCTTCTTCGCTGTGTGGGGTAATTTCGTGTTACGAATGCACCAATGGCCTCTCGATAAGGAGTCGTTCATCGACTACTTTATCGGGTCGCTACGCACCGAAGACAAAAACAATATGGAGGAATAAATATGCCAAACCTAAACCCAAACGAAGACAGAAACGATGAACAAAAAGACGCGGGCTTCAACCCCGAAGTCGAGGAGCGATTAAAGTGGTGGGCTGAAAAGCACAACAAGACACTTGATGACGCAACAGGTGAGTTCTTTACCTACCTTAAGACTGAACTCGGTGTTGAACAACCGGACAAAGAAGACGACGATTTTATGATAGATGCCGCAGAAACCTTTGTGGTTGAGCGAAGAGTCATGAGTGGAACTGCACAGAACGCAGTTGAACTTGTTGGATACTTTGTCGGTGTTGACCCTAAGATGCGAGATGGACAAGAACGCAAGCGCAACCCTGCTGTTGCTGCTGCTATGAATGACCTTGACGGTGCAATCCAACAAGGACTTGTAGCACGCGCTTACACTGAAAATGGTGTATGGATGCTTGAGAAGAAAGACGGAACAGTTGCTACCGAAGAATCAGCAGACACAAAGCCGTGGTTCTTGTATGAAGAGAATGGACTTAGCCTTGCTATCTTACAGAACAACTCCGAATGGTCACGCTACGGTGAGCCAATTACACCATACCGATACCAACGCACCTACTATTTCCTCGGTAATGAGAAAGACAACTTCTTGGATGACCAAAGAAACTTGCGCTTGACTGTAACATCGAGTAACCCCGATGAGTGGTTCATCCCTCAACTGTTCAGCGAATGCACAATTAAAGTGCGCGCTCAATCAGCCAATGTCAAACCCGAATGGGCTGATACATACAATAGTTTTGCGCTACCCGGTGCAGTAACCTATGGTAATGACTTTGTTGAAGAACATGTCCGCAATGCTATCAAGCCGGACAAGTTGATTCCCGACCTTGATAATTACATCAAGGATTTATCGACTCTCAATGAAGTGTTTGAAACACGACAAGAAAATGTCCCCGGTTATAATCCGGTCGGACCTCTTGTATTCATTCGAGGTAAAGTAAGTGACATGAGAAAAGAAGCGCGTGAAACAGAATGGGACCCAACAGGTCACGACTACTCAATGAGTATTACATCATTCGACCTTGCTCGCACCTTTACAGAAGGACGACGACAGAACCTACCTTGTTATGTTCACGGACTACTTGGTGATGAAGGACACCCGTTCGATTATGCTACTGATGAAGGTTGGAAATCATACGCTATCAAATCCACAGTAATTGTCTTTGGAAGATTAAGTGTGCGCGTCACAGATGATGGACCACAACCTGCTATCAAGACCTTTGGTGTGTTTGCAGTCCCTCGTCTTGTCATCCCTGCTGGGGAAGGTGGCAACACATCAACAACACAATATGGAGAGTGAAACAATGCCGAACCTTAACGATTTAAAAATAGAAGCCGATAAAAAAACATTGAAGACTGAAACCTTTGACCCATCAACCGGAGAAACAGTTCCGGTTGCTTTAGTTGAAGAGAAGCAACCACAAGGTGTGCCAATAGCCCAATCCGTTTGGGATGAAATTGTCAACGCCGGAACTCATGTTCCTAATAACATGGTCTTTGCTGGACTCATCGGCCCGGAAGGTGTTGGTAAGACAGGTATCGTTCTTGACAGTATGACTCTTGAAGAAAAGAAACGCGGAGATGTAATCTTCTGCCTTGACTTCGATGGCGGTGGACAGACAACCCGCGTGACTCATCACCGTGAGTTCGCTAACAACATCCGTTGTCTTAACCCCAATGTTATGTTTGAAACATTTGACGAAGATGGCGACATCCGTGAAGCAATCGACTATCCAGCAACACACCGACGCGTGATGAAAGTTGGACAGACTCTTGTTGATTGGGCCGCTAACCCCGGTGACAAACCACGACTACATTCAGTCTTGTTCACAGCAATTGACCTATGGGATGAAGTTGCAAAGAACTGCATGTTCATTGAAGACTTGGGGACTGCACCCGATGGTATTGGTGCTAAGGTTGAACCTCACCTACAAGTCGGAATGCGTTTCAATTGGCAGATTCGTTCTACACGATTCCACCAACTCACCACAATTGCACGAACTTTGATGTCACTTGGAGTTCGCGTCTATTTTGAAACTCACTTCAAAGAGTTGCAAGATAAGAGTGGTAATGTCATTGGTAAGAAACCAGCATGGGAGAAGCACACAGCAAATTATCTCAATCAAATTATCTACTTCCACAAGAAGAAGGTGCGCGGAGAGGACAACAAACCTACGGGAGAAACACGCTACGAGGTCGAGTTCGTCAAATGTAAAACGAACGCTGACTTACTTGACCAGCGAAGAACAATCATGGTCACGAAGCAGAACGCATCCCCGGAGTGGTTTGGATTACCCGAACTACGAGAGGGACAAATATGAATCAATGGAAAAGAACAGGCACACCTGCACACAACAAAGCAGTTCAGCGTAGCGCGGAAGACGAACCCGAATGGGAAGCCGACCCCGCTTGTCAAGACTGTGGAGGCAGTGGATTTATTTGGACAGAATCACCAGTAAGAAACTACGAAGGCGAGGCCGTTGATGTTGAGTTCATCAACGAACCTTGCCATTGTATCTTTCAACGATGGGTGATGAAGGCAGACACCACATGCCCTCAATGCAAAGGAACAGGCGCGGTTCAAGAACGATTGATTCATCCCGATACAAAGGAAGAATACATCAAGTTTCACGATTGCGTTTGCCTACGGCTTGTTAAGGAGATGATTACAGATGACTAAACATAAAAAAATAAATATGTCTGCCTCCCATAATAAGAGGATAATAGAATTAGAAGATAAAGCGATTGAACTATTCTTAAAGAAGTCCGATTGGGAATATGTCACTTCACACCTTACAATGAGGGAAAATGTCGAATATTGGCGTTTAGTCAAGAACAATACAAAACAAAAAAACGGTAGACCTTATAGATTATTAGAACAATATTGGAGTGATAAAGATGACTAAGAAACACATTAAAGGAAAAACAAAACCAAGACTATGCGGAGCAAAGGGTGAATTTGAACCCGTTGGAACTGAAACTGATATACCCATTTGTGAAAAATGTGCGTGCATCCATCTTACTGAAACAGGAGAAGTGATTGAATGAGTTTCGTTAAAGCGACATTCAACAACGATTCTCTTTGGGCTTTCATGACAGGATTCGGTGAAGGTGTCAATGACCTACGCTGTGACATTGCTGACATGAAACTGACAGGGTGGGTAGATACTGCTACACATTACTTCACCAAGAGCATCGGTGTTCTTATGGAAGATTACAAAGCCGGTATCTTATATATCCCCGATGTTCATAAAGTCGGCGCGTTTCTTAAAACATGCAAAGAAGATAACACAGTCATACAACATGTAGGTAATACACTTACACTAACAAACGGTAACGATGAATTCAGCACGCCGACGCACGACCACATCTTATCATATGCTACTGTGGACCGCGCGAAAACAGCAATTGGTATGTCTAAGAATGCTGATTGGAAGAGTCTTGGTCGCGCTGAAATACAAGTTCATGGTAATATGACAATGGAAGAACTTCGTGGTATCTCATCAATGACTAAAGTTGTTGGTAAGGATGCTCCGGTTCGTGTATCTATCGCTGATGGAGAAGTTACTATTACTGCCGGAACTCAACGAGGTGCGAGAATGACTCGACAAATTGAGGTTGATACACAATACACAGGTTCATGTGAAACAGTCTTTGGTTCACACTTCCCTAAGTTAGTCAACATCATGCCAAGTGGAACTATTATCTTTCATATGGGAATGAAGAGCGCGCTAATTCTAAGACACTCGGAAGTATCAGCACTACTTGTTCTCAAACATCAAGAGGGTGTTGACCAATGATTGCTGATGCAATTTATCACGACGATGCTAACCCAACTCTTTACCTAAGATGGAGAGATAAACACGGTGAACTTATCGAGCAGACTGTTGATGATTACAAACCTCATATGTATGTTCCAGTATCAACACCGGAGTTTAGATTCAAGCAACTTAAGAGGTCATTCCCTTCTTCTAAAGTGCGCAAAGAAAAAACATACAAAGGTCTTGATGGTGCTACTCTTTGGAGAGTTGAAGCATATACAGAATTAGATATTCATTCCATGAAAAGTATGTTTAGTAAATCATACGAAGCGGACATGAGATTCATTGACCAATACTTAGTTGAGGAATGTCAAGTTATGCCTAACTGGAAGCCGCGCAAGTGGTGGTATGATATTGAATGTAATACAGGTGATGATAACTTCACTACTGTTATTGCTGTCATTGACTCCGACCTTGACACACCCGTTGTCTTTGCGTGGGCTGATGAAAGAACCAATTGTGAACTTCGCACACATAACATGTTTATTCATCATGAGAAAACATGGCTCAAGAAGAATAGAGAGGTGCGTGGTGAGAAATATGAACTGCGTCTATACAAATCCGAAAAAGATATGTATGATGGTTTCATTAACTTTTTACAAACGCGTGACCCGGATATGATGATTGCTCATGCGGGGACATTCTTCGACATACCACACATGATTGAACGCCTTGACAAGATTTACGGTCATGGTGGCGCGTCTAAATTGAGTCCTCTTGGTATCATTCGATACCCAAAGAAAGGTGATAGATACCGATTCGATGACCAACCGATTGCAGGGCGTTGGCAGTTTGACACTGCTGCTCCTGCTACAAGTGGAACAGGTTTTGAGCGTGTATGGAAAGACAGCGGCGGCGGTCAACTACCTAACCGTAAGTTGAATACTATTGCTGAAACTCTTGGACTTGGTTCTAAACTGACAGAAGAGATTGAAGGGATGGATGTTCACAATGGATGGTATGAGTATTGGGATGAGTTTGTTGACTACTGTTTACTTGACACAGTTCTTCTTCGCGGGATTGATGAAGCGCGCAATGTAACTGATTTCTATGTTGAGATGGTGCGCTTATGTGGTGTATCAATTCAATCAGCAACGAATGTATCTAACTTCATGCGCGGCCTTCTTGGTCGTAAGACTGACTTGATTGCACCTACTCGTATGAATGTGCAGAAGCCCGACATACAAGGAGCGGAGTTTATTCTCAAAGAAAACGGACTCTATCAAGATGTATGCGTTATTGACTACAAGGGTCTGTATCCATCACTCATGACAGGGTTCAATCTATGCTATACAACGAAGCGAGATGGACCGGGTGAAGGTATTCTTGAGATGGAGAACGGAACT